ACCTTCGATGAGGCGTTTGAGATACTGATCGGTCACGAAGGCGGATATGTGAACGATCCTCGAGATCCAGGCGGGCGAACCAATCTTGGCGTAACCCAAAGAGCATGGGAAGCTTGGCTGATGCGGACTGTCACGGAATCCGATATGCGGAAACTGACGCCAGCCATCGTTAAGCCCTTCTACAAGGCGATGTATTGGGACAAAATCAAGGGCGATGACCTGCCTTCTGGGGTGGATTATGCGGCTTTTGATCTGGCTGTTAACTCAGGCGTTGGCCGGGCATCAAAGTATCTCCAGCAGATTGCCGGGGTGACGGCAGATGGCGTGATCGGTCCAAAGTCGCTGGAGGCGATCAAATCCCGTGATCCAAAGGAAATGGCTGATGCAATCTGCGACATGCG